ATTTTTATCTAGGTCTTCAGTCTTTAAAGTGATTATTTCAGATATTAATTCTTTCTCTTCTTTATTAAGCCCACTAAATTGTTTATTAAAATTTTCCGATAAACTATAAGCTAATACTTTAGGTGAGAGTACGGTATCTAATTTATTAGTTGTTTTTTTAGATTTAATATTTTCAACCAATTGTTTTTTAGTCACTATTCTTTTATTAAGTGTTTTAACCCCTGTTTTAAATACCAAATAATCTAAATTGTCATATATTTTATTTTCAGTTAATTTTATAAGATTTTTTCTTTTAGCGAAAACTTTATCTAAAACATTACAAACCATTTTAATGTTTTTAATCTTTGGTCTTAAATAATCAATTGATTCATTAATATATTGTTCTAAGTTATTTTCATTAAGTGTTGGTGATTCAAATTCATTATACAGTGTAAAAAACTCTCTAAAATCTTTAGATAATTTCATAGCACCCATAATAATGTGAAAATTTTCTTTGAATAAATTTTTGTCTGTATAAGAAGACTCTAGTATAGAATCTATTGATTTTTTATAGTATCCGAATGGTTTCATTGTATAGTAACTTTATTAATAAATATTATTTATCAACCAAATCGTCTATTTCTTTACTTATCTTATCAATATCTAAGTTAGTTCTACTAGTCATTTCATCCAAATTAGGTAAATCAATACCTTTATTTTCTAATATAAGTGGTAAGTCTCTTTCTACTTTATAACCTTCAGCAGCTGGTTCTGCATCTAATTCAGCTTCTGGTGGTGAGGTTTCTTCAGGACCTGGTAAACCTTCTGCTCCTGTAGCAAATTCATCACCCCCTTCTCCAGCAGTTTCACCCCCTTCAACTTCAGTTTTTTCAATGTCACCATAAAGTTTATCTATACTATTGAATACCCCTGTCTTTTTAATAATTTCAGCTGTTTTACCTAGTTCATCAGCTATTGCTTTTTCAAATCTTTGTTGTTGTAAATCTAATTTAATTTCTTCATCTGAAAAACCTAAAACATGTTTCTTTGCCCACGTACTAGAAACAGGTGCAATACCATTTCCTGGGTCACCAACCGCATCTTTATATAAAGTAATTTTAGTTTGCCATTGTTCTATTCTCAGTAAATCTGCTTGTGTAGAGGGGTTGGAAAGTCCTAATGAAAAATTATCTAGTTCTTCTTCAAAAGGTTTAATAAGT